CGCCGTTAACAAACTCGCCGCCCACCGTTTTTCCGATACCAAAACTTTCTAAGATTAATAATACAAGCGTAACCACAATATAAAGCGTGTAAAGGCCCGTGACCCGTCTTGATAGTTCGCGCCTCATAAGTCCATTGGGATCTAATGTTTTGACCATTAGCACCTTCGCCTCGGCGCTCTCTTTGTCTGTTTCTATCCATTCAGACGCTATATTTTCAATGGATTTAACAGCGCCCCCACTAATGAAACTTTTAATAAAACCTATCATGTCGTCACCTTCTTAATAAAGAAAGACACCGCTATCGCAAAAACAAAAGCACCTCCTATAAAATCATAATTTGCTAACGCCCAGCTAAAAACGCCTGTTACTTGCCCGAGCCAAGCGACTGCCAAAACAATACAACAGGCTATAGTAGCGAGCACATATAATCCTAAAAACAATACTAACCATTTCATATTTTAACCCTATTTTTAAACCAACCATAAACGAACGTCTCGTCTTTCTCGCGGCGTTCTGCTAACTCTATGTAGAACGCCCCCTGTAAACAGTTAAGTGCCAAGAGTAGCGCCCTCTCGTCGCGTTGCTCTAGGTATCGAGTTAACGCGCTAATTGTGGCCAGTCCGATAATACCGTCGACTTTAAGATCACAATATAAGCCCTCGCGGTTATTTAGCACGTTAAGCGAACGCTGCAGAAATAAACCCGTGCGATTGACACCCATATTAACGCCCGTGTCGACCACCTCTTCGGTTATCGCTTCGGATAATTTAAATAGATAGTCGCCCTGCACCGCGTCCCAGTATTGCGCCTCGTAAATACTGAAAGCCACATATCTGGGTAGCGTACGCATGGCCCCCTCGTATCCGTAGGCGCGAGCAACGGCCAAAGTTATACCAAAGTTTGTCTCGCCGCCAGAATCGCTAGGGTCGTTGACATGGCCGCCTTCTACTCTAATTATTTTGTCAATTATGCGCTGTTTCATTTTATTTTTACTAATTTAACTTGAAATATATAGACAGACCTTTTTTTAAATTCGGGTGTCTGCTTCGCGCGCAGTAGCCGGGGGTATACTTTCCACCCCCACCTTAAGTGCAAGAAATAATTTTTAAATAAATGCTTGTGTCTGTAATGTGCTTCAAATACACCATCCTTGTTTTCAAATACTAAGTTATACCAAAGTTCCACTTTACTTTCCCCATTTACAACCTCTGTATTACCTTCATGCGTAAAAGATAGTAGGTCCTTAACATCGACACTGGTTGATATATATGGCAAATATCTAGCATTCCAAGCCGGATTACGCAAAGCACACCATTGATACGAATACAGCCACTCCATAAATAACGACAACTCATGCCAGATTATGCCTTGCTGTCTCAAATAATTGGGCCACCAACCCTGTACACCAGACTCTTTGTTAACGCTTCCGTCTAAGTTCCAGAAATGTCTCTGTGTACCGTTGCCATTCCAACCATCTTCGTCATTACCCCAGACTTTATTAAACCGCCAGGGTAGCTCGTTTAGTCCTTTATAAGTACCCCACAATGTGGGTATTACCAATAGAGGTACGCCCACCAAAGACAACAATATTCTTAATAAAAACCTCATATTCCTACCGCCATAAAGCTAATGTAGACTTTTTGACCATCAGACATTTCATTAAAAGGTATTATAAAAACATTATCTTTGACAAATTTTATATCCAGCGTCCCCAGTTCTGCATCATACTCGCCCACCTTTAAATGAACGCCTGTCATATGCTCGGTTGTTAATTGAGCAAAAAATATTGGTCTCATATTAGAACTAGGCAAAGGTGCGGTATTAGGAATTGTTACGGTTAAAGTATCAAAACGCGAAAAATCGAGGTCTGTTATTCCGCAGTAATGAAAATTATCGTTAATAGTGGGTACAACCTCACTGTTAACATGAGTTAAAGCTATCAAAGCCGAAGCAACACAATTTAACGGGTTATGTGAGCCCTTTTCAACACTTATTCTGAGGTCCGCGATTTGCACTTGCCCCGCATCGGCGTTAATAACTCCACATGTGCAAGTGACATATCGTGTAGCGTCGTTGTGGTAGTAGGGTATTGCTGTACTTACTTGATATTCCCGCCAATCGCCAACAATATCAATCTGGTCTTGAGCCTTATTCGCTAAAAAAGGATAATCAATTGATCCCTTTCCCACTCCTGATATGGACCGCGCCATAAATGTGAATGTAACTGACTCGCCCCCCGTAACTGGCACGTATTTAAGAGCGTAAGACCGCCCGGTCCCTTCCCCCGCAGTACAAGTAGCCGCAAGTTTTTCAGTGGAAACCGCATAGGTGCCATCGTCTGTAGTTCTGTTGTCCCAATCTGTTATATATTTTGAAAGTGCTAATCCGCTCATTATCGTCCCCTCAATGGTACGTCTGCAATTATTCTTGTAATTCCCTGCGCGACCAAAGCTCTCACAGATGATGAATTAGTCAAAGTGTACGCCGCTACATCAATGCCTAAACTTTTTGCGTAAACCGCAATTTGCGGGTTATCTATCAAAGACGCGTTGCTCCAGACTATCATTAAAGGTCGTCCTAAAAGCGCCAAAGAATCAAAGATAGGCTCATAGTCTCCCGCTATCCCCGTTGATCCTATCAGACCCACTTCTATAGAGCTATTAACACTGCGCGCCTCTTCTACTCTGCTCTGTTGAAAACTAGACCATGAGGTCATAGATAGTATCCCTGCAGCATCAGCTTGATTTATCATCAAAGCTATGTCGGCGTTGGTTCTGATTTCTTTAATTTCTATAAAAAGTTTAACGCTGACTTCTTTCGCATATTCCAGTACTTCCGCAAAAGTAGGTATTTTAACGTTGAAGTATATAGGGCTAGATTGGACAGAATCATACTCGGCTGCTGTTACTTCGGATTCAGTCTTACTTGCTATGGTGCCCGTCAAATTAGTTTTAGTTTCCATCAGCGCGTCGTGGAAAACCACAACTACACCGTCCGACGTAACTTGTAAATCAAGCTCTAAAGCGTCCGCACCCTGGCGGACTGCTGTAGTATAAGCCATCATAGTATGTTCTGGGTTAGAACCTTTAAAGCCCCTGTGAGCAATCATTTCAAAACTTTTTCGCTCGATTAAATGGCTTTTTGGTAGGGCCGTTAAAAAATCTTGCAAACTCGCCCCGCTACTAGTACCGATTTTAGCCGATCCATCATCCGCAGCTAGGGACCCTATTGTAACAGCGACTAATGCGGCTAAGTATTGAGCATTTCCAACGCTATCCGGGCTGCCATTTGCTGTTATGCCTGCGGCGGCTAGTAGGCTTTGATAGAACCCGAAGCTATCATTAACTAGATCCGCGACAAAAGGCGTCCCCGTCCCGTCGCCCGAGGTGGTTACGTTACGAGCCGAACCTAACGGGTAATTTGTGTCTGCCGGATTAGTTTTACCCGGGAATAATGTGTCTGGTTTAATTGCCATTATGCTGTTCTCCGCCAAATGTATGCAACTTGATACGGCGGCAGTAACTCTCTGTCGCTTACCGCCCCGCTTATATTGTGATTGTGGCCGCCACCGCCGCCAGTGCCTAAAGTTACGCCTTGGTTAGTGTTGTCGTCGGCGCTTCTTATGCCCGTGGCGCCTTCACTTGATATAGTGCCGCGTCTAAACGCGTGGGTGTGATCCGGGATTTCGGCGATGGTTAGCGTATGGCTCGCAGCCGTTAAATCATTCTCGTGGTCATGGGTCTTTGTTCCGCCCGTTTCCCCGGCTGTGTCGAAATCCGTGTCCGCTTCGTCTAAGCCAACTAAAAAACGACCTTTAATTCGAAGCCACGTTCCAACCCCGTAGAGGTCTGCTGGACTATCAGAAGCGTGTGAAAAGTAAAGAGCGCCAACAGGGTTAAGCAGATCAAACATGCTCGAGGTCTCGGTCAACCATTTTGCGCGGGGCGAGCTTTCCGTTACTGGGTTTTGAACTGTACTGGCTGGGCCGTTTGCTTGCTTGCACACATATGTTACACCATTTGAACCCACAACTTTAGAGCCGACCGCAAAGTCAACCTTATCATACCAGCGTAAATTGAATATAGACGCTAGGTACTGAGGCGCTAAGACCGTGTCCGGGTTGCCATTGGGGACAATGCCTGCGGCCGCTAGCAACGACTGCATAAGACCATATAAGTCGTCCAGTCCCGCTTTTTCCAATGGCGTACCGTCTAAGTCCCCCGGCGACGTTTCATTTTTTGCCGAGCCATACGGATAGCTTGTGTTAGCTGGGGTTGTGTTGGTGTAAGTGCTGTTAATATTTAAAGCCATTTTAGCTAAACTCCACAATAAGGCCGATCCACTGCTGGGCAGGGCACAGCTTGAGGCATAACGCCTCGAATTCATCTTTTCGTGCTAAGTCAATTGTTGCCCTAGCCCCGTAAGTCTCGCCGCCTAGGTACAAAATATACCGCCATTGGTTCGGGTCTGTTGGTATCTCATAAGCTATCTTAGCAGGTTTATTCACCAATAACCCGCCCGAAGCTCCGTTTGCTGCGCCGCTTATCGCTTGACTTCCGCCGCTTATTGCTACAGACCCCCCGCTATTAAGAAAATATCCGAAAGAAATAGTCCCGTCTGTCAGCACATCGAACGGATTTCTAGCTGCGTTCGCGATTACATCACTGCAAACGGCGGAAGGTTCGCCCGCCGCCGTTAGTGGTTCGCCGCACTGTGCAAAAAACCCGTTTAATGGTGACCACCATTCATGCACATATACGCCAAATCCCGCCGCTTGTATTGAATTCTGTATGTAAGAGGGCGATTGGCCTCCTAGTGCTTTCCAAGTCGCATCTAACCGGTCTCGGCGTTCTTGTGTTGTTAATGTGGTTGAAGGTAGCCCAAATTGATCTTCCCACGCGTCAAGCTCGCGCGTAGTTTGTGGGAATATATCGAACCATACTAAATCCACATATTCCTTAATATCAGTGCCTAGCCCAGTCAATCCTTGAAAAAATTGGCGTAGCTTTTTATCAATAGTTAGGCGCCACGCTCTAGCGTTGGGTAGTAAGTGCTGAAAAATTCTAAGAAACATTAGATAAACCTTATGCTAGCCGCTTTAGCCTTTTCTCCGATACCTAACTCGTAAGTTGTTACCGGTGTGGTGTCTGTTTCTTCTATCGTAGCGGTGTCAAATATCCCGCCTGAGGCACTTACGATGCTGTCAACAATACTTATGACGGCCCCTTGAGTTATTCGGTCTTTTCTAGGGGGTATGCTTAAGCCGATAATAAACGGCTCGCGATCTAAAAAATACTGTGTTATAGCCTCGGTTATAACTGCTTGAACTCCCGATAAATCGTCCACTACGATCCCATCAATTTCGACGTTAAAACCCGTTCGCGTTATTGCATTACTATTGACGAAGGCATTTACAGGGCGCCGTGTTGCTAGTCCATTTTGATCTAATTCTACCGAGTTGAGTACCGCCAGCAATTGCGCTGAGGTGGGTATCCCATCGGCTGATCCAGAACTAGCGACCGTAGCCTCCGAATATAAATCGACTTCGCCGGGGGCCCCTGTGTACGGGTAAACGTTTATGATCCCGACAACTTCTTCGCCCCACCCTTCGTAATCCGCATAAGCACCACCCTGCGGCCGTTTCTGGAACCTATCTATTATTCGCTGGCGATACGCTGCGGTTGACTCTGCGTTGGCGCCCGTGACTGCTTGAGAGTCCACAACTGTATTACGATTAACGTTGGCTAGCGGATTTGCAAAACTAACAACGTCCGCAACCTCTAAATTGCCAATCACGCCCGCACCACCGCCGCCTTGCTGGTCTGCCGAAGCGCGTATCGTGACTTGCACTGTTGGCGCGTTTAAATTTACAGTGCCTATTGTGATGTACGTTACGCCATTGGCCGAATTCACCAACTGAGTCCCGGAAGGAAGTATCCCGACCTGATTTTCGACTGTTATGTCTATAAGTAGCTCGGCGTTAGTCGCGGCAACGGGGTCGCCTATGCCAATCAAACGCCCCCATTGCGTTAATGGCGACACCATGTTGCCGTTTATTGTGGTTTCGCTAATACTGGCCGTTTGAACAAACATCTGTAAAAACATAAAGCCTGCATATTTATACAGTAGGATGAAAACGCCTCCGAGTGCTTTAGCTAAGACTCGTAAGAATGCTTTAGGCAACAACGGTATGGACTGATTAAGCGACGCTTCTAACTGCGCGATTATGTTGTCGCTGATATCTTTTGTGGTAGGTGTCTGTAAACTCATGATCCCGCCTTCCAATTTTCGACAAACTCGAATCGAGACTCTTGGCCAAGCGCTTCGATATCAATTGTTAATTTAATTTTATTTACGCCCGGAATGCTAGCAACCACATTTATATAAGACGCGGCGCTGTCATTTATTAACCAAGCTAAGTCGCGGACTGCTGCGTCCTGTAGTCGTTTAAGATTGCCGGTTGTCGCTGGCAGCCCTTGAAGTAAATTTTGTGTTTCGCTGTGATACTCTCTTGACGGGTTTTCCTCGCCAATATTACCCCACCAATTAGCGGGATTATTCAGGCGCCCGTCATCATCCTCATTGCCGCCAAAAAGCGACAGATAAACAGCCGTATTTAGTCCGCCACCCATGATAACTATGCCGCTGTCGACTGTAATGTCACCGCCGTCGGGTGTCTGAAATAAACTAATGTCGCCCTGTTGTGCTGTCATTATGTCCCCGGTGTCGGTGGCGCGTTGAATGATGGCGTTTCGTGTGTACTAAGTGTTACGTCTTGATTGTCCGCTGTCACATCGTCAGCGTTTAACGTTCCGGCTGTTGATATGTTGCCGCTCGTATCTATAGTAACACCGTTTACTAAAAAATCACCATTTACCTCTAGTTCGAATGATCCGCTGCCATTGTCGCCTTTTATACTGCCATCAGCTCTTAACGTAACGGACCCGTTATCGTTTGAAATAATTCCTTCACCCGTGTTTTTGAGCCAAATTTCAGCAATTAAAACGCCGTTCTCGTCGCGCGCGTATATTCTTTTATCGCCTGGTAGCGCTTTAGGCTCGTTTGCCGGGTCTAAATAACCAATAGCGGATTCTCGGCCCGTGCCGCTGTCACCGTTTAAAGCCACATAATCATCGGGCAATGGGTGCGAATCGTCCCCGGGTGCTGAGAAATGCTCGGCTGTTACGTTTGCGCCTCCGCCTGGATCGACTTTAACGTCGGACACTTGCGCGCCGTTTTTAGTGGTTCGTAAGAATGACAGTAATACGGCTAGCCGTCCCATGGTAAAAACTCCGGTATTTTTCCGCTGAACGCGCCAGGGATCACTAAGTTAAGTGTTGCGGTTTGCGCCTTGCT